TTTGAATCGCAGCAGTGCCAATTTTTTTAGCGCCACTCCATATGCCTTTAAGAACATCCGTTAGCCAAAAAGCCTCGGGCAACCCGGTTTGCGGGTTGTAGGTGAGAGGAAGCCCATTTGCCTCGGCAAACTCTTTAATAACCTGAACTTCGTCAGGTGACATATGGACAAGGGTTGAGTCCCCGCCACGACCTTGAGACGCGATAAGGGATGAAATCCCCCGCATTGGATATTGCTGATTCATAAGCCCCCCGTGGGGAAAAGATTATTAAATAATATCATTGGTTAGCCTCGTAGTTCGACACCCACGTGACAGTCAAGATGATGGACGGGATACCGGGGTAATTGCTGGCTGCGGGTTCCGCTGCGATGATCACGTCCGTATCTGCAGACTGCCACGCTAATTCAAAATAATCCTGTGCCTGCATTACCAAGACAAAGTTCCAAGCCGCCACGATCTCATTGTTCGGCCCGTCGATGACAATCTTGGTGGCAGAGTCCGGGACATTTACCCCATTGATGCGGGGCCATATCCACACCGAATCTGCGCTACCACCCGCCTTATCTAGCTGGGCTGAAAACTGAAAGTTATAAACGGCTGTATCAGCGACGTATATCTTTGATGTCGGAGACCCGCGAGTAATTCCAAACTCAGACACAACTGAGTTATAAGTGAACAGATTGACGGCACTAGCGACAGGATTAGTCTGCGTAGTGGTATCGAAGTAAGATGCGTGAGGCGTGGGCGCACTGATTTCTCTAGTCAAGCTGTTAAAAAACAAACGCAACGCATTGGCGAACTGATCCTGATACCGCCGCTCGTAATCATTCGGAGCAGTCGGTAAGTTCGGAGGTGCTACGCCACGTGGAGCCGCCATTGACTCTACCTCCTCCCATCCGGTCTAATATCCAAACGCATCGCGCCCATCTGCCACGCAACACCTAACGCGGATGAGGCCACACGGAGGGCTATCTGCCTACCCCTGATGCGGGTAAAGACCTGCTCGGTATATTGTTCAACCGGTAGTACAACGGTCGCCGTCACAGGATCAACGTCCCCCGTCCCATACACAGCACCGGGATAATCGTGCGGGTACACAGTTAAAGTAATCGACGGATCAGATACGCTTGACCCCAAGAACTTCACATCAGGGATGATGCGCGACACAAACGCAAACCGCTCGCCGTCACCAATATCGAAGTCAGAAGTCTCAATAAAACTCTCGATAGGTTGCGGCACAGAGGTCGAACCATCATCCCAACCCACTTCGTGAAACATGACTTGGTTTGGCACGTTAAACGTCACTGCAGAATACTGTGCATGAGAAGCTGCGGTAGTCCCATTTACTCCTCGTACGCAGCCGGTCAGGTTATTGTCGGTCTTGCCTGTGTAAGTAATCTCTTCTGTACCGATAGTAATCGTGCCCAAGTTTGGGTATGTTGAGCCGTTAATTAAAGAAATTTCAGTGTCACTCGCACCAACCGCTGTACTTAAATACGAGTTCTGCACACTGAAAGACAGCATCGGATACGCACGGATATTCTGCTGCGCGAACGCAGACCGCTTCAAACTGCCGTAAGCCCACACGTTTTCCAAATAGTTGTACATGACGTAGAGGCTGTTAGTCTGACTATCCGTACCGGGATAAAACCACCAAATCTCACTGAACGCTTCGTTATGTCCGCACATAACTTGCGAGATTTGCTCCCGATTAAGCGTCGAATACACATGCTGTCTTAATGTGCAATCAAGAGTCTGTACGCGACCGTTGTAGACGTAGAACTTATCCAACCCCATCCAATAGACAGAGTTGTTAACAGAAATCGCCGCGTTTTGAGAAGCGATAGAAGTCTCTTGATCAATTAAATTAAAACCCCACACAAACGGGGGGCCAATGTACTGCATCGAAAACGCAGCGGCATCTGTCAATATAAATATTTCTTGGCGAGTGTTGACTGCCGCTACAATCTTGGAGCCGTTTGATAGACGCTGTTCACCTGACTGATTGTTAACGGTAGGAACCCATTCGTAAGGATTACCTTGATCTGCCCACCGGACCAAAAGTGGATCAAATGTTGTATCAAAATCTATCGGGCTGTAAGGGTTCGACCCCATACAAACAAGGAAGTCATTAACCGGTGAGAAGATAACTAGGTTAGTTTTATTGGGGGCATGTCGTCCCGCATACGATCCTGTCACAGAAGAAAGCGTACCCGAAGCCGTAGTTGCTGCAGAAATCGTGACACTCGTACTGCCGTCCCAAGCGGTTGTGACAAAAGTACCTGACGCAATCCCTGTCCCCGCAAGCACCATCCCTGTATCAATGAATGTGGCGTCAGTCACCACAATCGTAGTGGCACCAGAAGCATACGTCGCGGTAAGCGTAGTTTTAACAACAGAGTTGGCTTTATCTTCAAGTGATTCAGCGCGGGGCCAAGTAATTGTGTCTGCTGTCCAGTAATAAACTCCGCCCTCGCGTTCGGCAAAGACTAAATCATCGCCGTAGTTAGTCATCGACCAAAGCCGCTGCGGGATACCTATTACAGCGGAGCTAGACCCCCAACCACCAAAACCCCAAGGTGGGCCACCCCAACCAATGCCTTCCGTGGCTGTCGCCGGACCCGCATTAATATCGTAGGCTGCAACGACTAGCGAACCACCCCCCGTCACCGTTGATAACGCTGCCGTCCCTGCAAGAATGTAATAGCTGTCATCATCCGGTGCGGTAATGATCTCGTAGTCGCCGCTTAGCGTAATGTTACTGACCGCTGTCGCGCCTGTGATGTTGACAAATGTCCCTGCTGTGGCCCCGTGAGCCGTGGCAGTAATATCAATAAGCTCGCTACCCGCCGTGGTCGCAATCGGATCTTGGGCAAGCGTAACGGTCGTTCTTAAAGGGGTAATGTCGTTGTAGTCGCCGCCTTCTTCTATGTAGACTTTTTGATTAGTGCCTGTGCCTAGAAGATTTAAAGCACCCGTTGTCACCCAATTCCACAAGGCTTTGGCGAGACCTGAAAAGGTACTGCCTGTCGTACTGATGTTTTGCCAGCCACCGATCTTTTGGGCGTTGCCGCCACGGAACCGCACCTTGTCAGAAACGAAGAAACCCCCCTCGTTGCCGTAGTTGGTGGTCTCTCTATTTACGCCGGGTTTTAGTGTTAATTTGGAAAGCGGCATCGTATACCTATACAGTTTGACCCCTGAACCAAGCCTGACCGCGCTCTACCACGCAAATGTCAGGAGGGAGCAGGTATCCGTCCTTAAACGTCAGTACCACAAAACCGGAGGCCCAATTCAAAGGCGCGGCTTCGGTGTAGTCAAATTGCGGTCCCTGCGGCTCGGCAAGCGTTCCACAGTCGATACCGTATCGTCTGCCTCGGTAATCAGACCAAGGCTTCACCTCCAGTTTATGAAGGTGTCCGTGTACGTAATGTACACCTGACTTGAGTGTACTATTATATGCCGAGTGAACGCCACCCCCCACGGGTCTATGACGAACGGTAACCCAGCTATCCGTGCCGGGATTTAAATGCACCGCCCAACCCGCTCTCCAACGAGGGAGATAGTCAAGCAGGGTGGTCCCCATCATTTCTTCAAATTCTGGCGCAGACCGGCAGAGATAGTTCTCAAACCGTGAGTCGTGGTTACCTATGGTGCGGATCAATGCCGCCTTGCCCGAAGCCCGTTCAATCTCAGCACAACGATCCTGAACGGAGTAGATCTCTTCCTTAAGAGTGGGCAGCTTTTGCCACAAAGACCGGTCATGCCGACTGATCCTAGCCCCATCCAAGATGTCCCCATTTAAGATGACGGTGTGTGGGCTAAGTTGTTTAGCTAACTTGCAAAACGCTTTGTGAGCTTCAGAAACAATGCCGGGCCAGTAATGGCAGTCCGAAGCGATCATCACTACCCCATTAGCGCAGTCTAGTTGTATATCCCGCTCGTATACACGCGCCCGTGTTTCAGCTAACTTGTCATTCTTTTTTGAGGATTTAGTTGTAGAGGAACCATCATCAGGGTTTTGTGGGTTTTTTGATTTTAAAGAGATCCCATAGCGGGACTCCATCGTTCTGCGTCTTTCAAACACAGCGCGACGATTCATTTTAAATAACTTAGCAACTTCGGCAGCCGATCCTAGCTTTTGCCACGCAGCAATAAACTCTTCATCAGAAGAAAACTTAGTTGGCATTTCTCATTCCATCGTCGTTAACATCTGTTGCAACAAGTGGCCTAATCGATCCACAAGCTGTTCGTCGCGGGAGAGGTCATCGTGACCGGCAATCTCAAGCATTGCATGAATAGCTTCATGCGCCCAAACCTGCTGACGATTAGTTCCCTTGCAAGTACTTAAAATATGTATCTCGTACTTATCAGGAATCCACATTCCCACGCATTTCTTGGGATGTTTCCACTTCGACGGGGTGACAGTTTTAACTTGAATGGTATGACCGGCTAACTGAAACCGGCAGGGTATTCCATCTGATCGCATGACAACCCCCGAAGCATGAATCAATAAGACCAAACATTTGGTCGAGGATCTTCCTCCAGTGTATCCAAATGGATAAAGCGAGGACCGCCTGATTTCTGACTGACCCCGATACCTTTGAAGCCCAAAGCAAAGGCGTGCTTCATTAGTTCGTAAGCCTGCTGTCCATCCACTCCGACATCGCAAGCACAGCCTGATGCATGTGCGCCGGGTTTTGGTTTCTTGGCTTCAATCGAATGTTTGGGACATCTGTATCCTGATGTGATACGCATGGGCTTGCCATATGCCATACGCAAAGCCTGCAACTTCGCCATAAACTCAGGCTTCATTTCATTCTTGCCGCAGTGGGAACAGTCGAACTCTTCAGACTTAAAGTTTGGATACAGACCCCAGTCCATTATTTCGACACTCCCTTAAACTTCTCAAAGGTGCGAAGACCACCCAGCCCCAACATGCCGAGCAGGATTGTCATTAGGCTGTCCATATCAAAGGTCGGCAGTGCAGGAATATCTTCTCCGCTTAGAGCCACCAAAAATGACACTACAGGAAAAGCCACAAAATGCCACGCAAGTGCAATGCCGCAAGTCCAACCGATAAAGGGTCTCCACCCTGCAACAAAGGTGCTTCTGTTTGCAGCTTCCGCTTTGTTGACTTCAATTTGACCCCTAGCAATCTCTTGGGCATGACGCTCTGACATTGTGGCTAACTCATGTGCGAGTTTCGCCTTTTGATCCTTGTCCTCAATGAACTTATCAAGGAGTCCGGTAATTGGGCCAATGAGTGCTTGAATCATTTGTCTAGCTTCTTGTTAAAGAGTTCAAATAAAGTCTTAATCTTCTCTTCAGCAACAGCGACCCGTAAGTCGAGCTTGGCAAGCACAATGATTAAAGTAATAAGGGCCAGCAGAATAGGCCACGCCTTGATAAGAAGTTCTACAACGCCCATTTCCATCACGGATGATTCGCTTTGTATTCATCGAACTCTGCTTTGAGTTCTTGAATTGCTTTGATAAGTGGGCCAATCAATTCGTTGTATCCTATAGACAACACATCTTCGCCACCTTTAATGCTGTGATCCTGATATCCACCGAAGTCGATACCTAATGAATCCATCGTCGCTTTAACTTCTTGCGCGACAAGACCGTGATGTAGGCGACTCCGCTTATGAGTTCCATCGTGGGAAAGATTGGATATTCTTGCAGCTTCTCGCCACGCTTTCTTTTCTTCTTTAGTAGCCCCTATAGGAGGAGCAGGCGGTCTATAATCTTCTCGTATATCCCAACGATAATCTCGGGGACGCAATGCCATAATGAAGTTTAAACCTAATTGGGTATCTTGAATGTCCGCTTTATCTCGCTCATCAGAACGATCTTGAACTGCACCATAAGCGTAAGTGGTGGTAGAAGAGTTACCTAGCTGAACTTGATTATTACCGGTAACAGTTGTGTTGTATCCAAAACAAGAGCTATTAACATAATCTCCAGTTTTATAAGCGTTCGTTCCTACAGCCGTATTAGTATCACCATTGGTAATAGCCTCAAGCGCATCAAAACCTACGGCGACATTAGAAGTGGCTGAAATAGTGCTAGAAGTACCTAAAGCCCCGTAGCCTACCGCGACACTTGAATCTCCTCTGTATCCCGCCATTGCTGCAGCGCCTATAGCGGTATTAAAACTTATCGTGCCGCTAATGGCGGTAGATAATGAACCACCGGCCCCCCATCCAATATAAGTTGCAAAAGAACCGCCTTCTCTTGAAGCGCAAGCATCTTCACCAATAATGACGTTTAAGTTAGAGAAGCTGCTAAAAGTGGGTAAAGTTTTTCCTATATAAACATTATTAGACGAGCCACTACCGGGGCGAGTTTTACCAATATAAAGCTCATCGATAATCGCATTAGTTGGAGTAGTCAGCACTCCGGAATCACTGATCGTGACGGAAGAGTTTTGAATGGCAGAGCCATCGGTTCCATCCCAGCGGACGATAGCGTTATCAGTTGTACTGCCGGGTCCATTAACTCCTGTGATTGCCTCAACCACATCTGTGCCATCAGAAACAAGGAGTTTCTTTTGCCCGTTCAGCACTTCCACGCCCGTTTGACCAGACACCTTCACGGTGACGGAATAGCCACCGCTTGTGTTGTTGTAGATGAAATAAAGTTTCTTATTGGCGGGAACCACCAAGTTACGGTTAGCGGTTAGGGTTCCCGTACACTCGATATACATGTTACGGGCGACACCCGTAGAGCCATTTGGAATTGTGATGGTGGTATCTGCGCCATCTGTAATAGCTTGGGTGACGTAGCCAGAGATCGCCTGCTCCAACAACGTGCCGAGGTTTGTATTCGTAGTAACGCCCCACGTACCGGCTTGATCACCAGTATTGATCAAAGTGAGGGCGAGATTTGTACTGTAAGTTGCCATGTTTAAACCTCTAAGCCGCTATCTTCGTCCAAGTTTGTGAATCAGATGTGGTAATCGGGGTCCAAGTCTGTGAATCGGATGTACTGATCGGGGTCCACGGGCCGGTCGGTATCGGGACAATCTTACCCCAAACAGTGACTTGACCGACAGCACCGGTTGCCGACACCCCTGTAACAAAGGCAGTAGCTCCTGCTGCAACGGTGGCTGTTCCCACCGCGCCTGTTCCAACCACTCCAGTGACGGGAACAATAATCTCAATAAAGATCGTGACAGTGCCAACATTGCCTGTCGCCTCGACCCCTGTAACAGGAACAACCGCTTGAGCTTCGACCGTGACATCGCCTACTTCGCCGGTTGCTTCTTCTCCTGTAGCAAAGACATCTGCGTTAGCGGCAACCAATACCGATCCAAGCTGACCGGTTCCTTCCACTCCCGTGACAGGGATATTGGCAATGGCCGTAACAACAACAGTTCCAACTTCGCCTGTGGCTTCAACTCCTGTGACGGGAAAATTCGCAAGAACGATAACGGTAACCGTTCCAACTTCACCGGTTGCACTAACGCCCGATACAAAAGCCACTGCCTCGGCAGCGACCGTGACTGTACCTAGCGCGGTATCGCCCTGTACCCCGCTGACAACAACCGCAAGTTCCCCTGTCGAGGAAAACGGTGCGGCTGAAAGAGGTACAAAACCTAGCATTGAATCAGACCGTTAACGAACCTGACTCAGGCAAAGCCACCCAAGACTGTGAGTCTTCATCCCATGAATACATTCCGTCATCCGGCATAGGAACCGGAGCTTCCCACTGAGCGTCAGCGTTTAAACTCCAAGATGGATACGGCTTTGGCGGAACAAAAGCGTCGATATCGGCATTGTATATGCCGCCAATACTCGCATAATTTTTGCGAAAGTTTGCGTTATAAGAAGTTTGCACCCAACGAATATCTGCTCCAAACAATGACTTACAGAATGCAACGCCTTTCTCTTCAGACTCTTGACCATTTTCATCAAGCAATTCTGAGTTATTAACTACGATGACAGTTAAAACAACATTGTTTTCATCAAGCTGTGCAAAATGTGCCATAAATCACCAAGTAATTGAGCCAGAGCCAGTAAACTTGTAAATCCTGTAGCCGCCAGAAACCGTGTATGTCGGGGAGCCGGTTGTAGCACTTGCCTCAGTAAAACTATCGGCGTAACGCACCACAACAATTCCAGAGCCGCCAACGCAATCGCCAGCACCGCCCCCGCCGCCAGTATTGACCGTTCCAGTAGAACCCGGATTTCCGCCTCCAAAAGCAGTCGCTCCAGCACCCCCTGTACCTGCGCCGCCGCCAGCGTATCCTACGGTGGTTCCTGTAATTGAAGAGTAAGCTCCAGCGCCGCCATTTGGTGTCCCGCCACTCGCGCCTTTACCGCCACCGCCACCAGCCACGTTACTAACTCCGGGACCACCATTGTTACCTTCGCCAGCAGTACCGGCTCCGCCTGCCAACACACCTCCGGCATCGTCTGTATCACCGCCACCGCCGCCCCCAGAACCCCCCGCGATACCCACATTAAAGCCATTAACTGATCCTCTACCGCCCCCCGAACAAGATACTAATGCGCCAAAAGAGGATGGACCGCCGTTGCTGAAGTTACCGCCGCCGCCTACGGTAACTGTGTAGGTAGTTCCTTGACTAATTGACAGTCCTGTAGCGGTACGCATACCCCCCGCGCCGCCTCCCCCGTTTCTTCCTACTCCGCCAGAGCCGCCCCACCCTCCGCCAGCAACAACAAGGTATTCAACATCAGGGGGCGCGGCTGGGCCATACGACCCGCCTAATACCATTAAATGGATACCACTCACGAAACATTCCCCGTAGCTACACAAAGTGAAGGATTGAGGAACAGCACAGTAGCAACTCCACGAGTAGCTAACGCCAAAGTCGCTTTATCTGCGTCTGTACCGCCTAGATACGCCGTAGTAATTGAAAACGTAATAGTCGCGTCACCAGTCGTGTTGTTGAAAATAGAGATGATATTCCCCGAGCTAAACACATCATTCGGCACGGTGATACTACCGCCTGATCCAACCGTGACGTATTTACCTAAGTCGGAAATAGAAAGCGTATAAGCAGCGGTTTTTTCTGTCCCAGCCGAGGGGACATTACGGATATTCCCCGCTCCATCTAACAACGTTGTAATCGTTGCGCTGGTGCCGGTGAGTGTCGTGATGTTGGCAGAGGTAAAGCTGCCTGTCGTATAGGTAGCCGTCGTGCCAGTAAGCGTCGTGATATTGGCGCTTGCCAAAGACAAATCGGTTAAAACCAAATTGGTGATCGTGACAGATTGACCCGTGCCAATTGAAATAGCCGTCGTGCCGCCTGTCTTGATATCAAGGGCTGCTGTGCTATTGCCTGCCGATACTATGCCACCTGATGTTGCATCAATTGAATTTGCCATGACCTACTCCAGTTTCACCACGCCCAAGACACAAAGCTATAACGCAATCCTGACTTAACAGGTTTAACTTCGTGCGGATAAAGAAAGTTACTGGGGAAAACCATAACATCCCCTGTTTTTAGCTCAATTTTTTCTCCGCACAGCATCAGTTCGCCGCCTTCGTAGTCCTCATTTAAAACACCTAATACAGTTAGGATTGGGATTCCTTTCCTTTCTCCATCAAATAAAGTTGTAATATGATCACAATGTAACCTCATTAGGGTGCTTGGATCGTACTTGTTAAATCTTGAAAAAGAATAACCGCTCCAATTCGAAAACCAAGAATTCATATGCGCCATGTCTTGTCTAATGTACTTATCTAAAATACTCCAAATATTTAAATCCAATTCTTTTTTAAAAGGTACATCTTCATTAGAAACAGATAGTTCATTTTCATAAGAAGTCTTAATATTGCCACTCGGATCAAAATACGAATGTTTATTCCATTTGATTTCATCAAGTGCATTTACAATAGAAGCACAAAAATCTTGGCTAAAAAATTTTGAATAAACTTTTACATAATCTTTAAGTTGGCTATTAAACATGCAGTGCTGTCAGTGATTCTTCTTCCCCGACATAACCGACTGGGAAGGTGTTAAACGATAACGAAATACGGTCTTCCTCTTTCACCGTCTCGACCATGTGAGTCAGATGTGACGGGAAAATCATTAGGTCGCCAGCGCCAACCTCAAACCACCACGAATCGCTGTTGTACACGTTGTAGTTGTCGGTCGGCAGTTTGATCTGCTGGTAGCCGTCTTTGTAGAAGTAAATCTTGTCACGTTCCCGCGCTGCCTTGAGATACAAAACCCCGCTGATGAACGAGTTGGGATGGGCGTGCTTGTGATGGTACTGCCCTGCCTTGGTGTAGTTCAGCCAAGACTGAGTGAGCCGCATCGACACTTCTTTCTTCGGCGCGTAGATCGACTTCAAGTACTCGTTGACCGAGGCTTCGGCAAACTCTTTGAGCTTGGCCATCGTGTCGTGACGCAGCACATAGCGGTCGTTGCTTGTCGTGTTGCCTTGGTTCTTGTGCGTCTCTTGGGAACCCACAAAGTCCATTTCCTCGGCAGTGTAGTCACGACCGAGTTCAAACTTGGCAACCGGAGTTGGAAAAACAGAATACAAAATCATTTTTATTATGGCCTTTCAGACTCATCTACAGAGGTCTCAAGAATTTCTTTTTTACGCTCTTCGGTAAGTAAACCTTTTGTCACCATCATTTCTAATCCAGTAGCAGTGCGCGAGTCATCGAGATTGACTTGGTTTACCATATTGAAAGTCTCTACCCACGCTTGAACTTCTACGTCTGTCTTAGCTTCACTAAGAATCCCAACATATTCCGAGTCAGTTAAACGAAAACGGAAAGCGGTTTTGGTAACGACAGGAGGCACATAAGGAACGGGTTCTGGCCCGACAAGCCGATATCGGCCCGGATATTTTTTATCTACAAAAGAAGCGTCAGCAATAATTTTGTTAACTACCTCTCCTGCATCATTAAGTATTTCGTAAATCATATTATTCTCCAAAAAACTGAATAACAACTAACCCATTACCTCCAGCACCGCTTGTCCATCCAACCCCGTTGTTATAAACACCAACTCCACCTCCACCGCCGCCAAAGCCACCAGCGCCACCCGTCATAGCAGATGGAACGGCTCCCGCGCAGCCTCCGCCACCTCCAAATACTCCACCCGCTCCTGCTGTGCGAGCACCGGGGAAAGGTGATGAAGCCGCTCCGCCACCTCCATTTCCAGTAAATACACCGGGAGTTCCCGGCGAAGAACTTGTTAAAACAAGGCCAGCGACAGTTTGAAATGCACCGCCTGCAGTACCAACGCCTTGACCGGCAGGGCCGCTAGTGCCGCCTCCAGTGGTTGTTACAAATCCAACAGTAGTTCCCTCTGTTCCTGAAGCGCCAATTCCAGCGCCACCCGTGCTGGATACGCTGCTGGCAGTCAGTGAGAAACCACCGGGTAATAAATTTCCACCATTAAACGCTGTTCCAAAGACTGCAACACTTCCACCTCCAGTGGCCCCAGCAAGACCAAAAGGTGCGCCTGTTATTGCGCCAATTTCTCCACCTGAACCACCTGTATAATTAATATCTCCTCCAGATCCAGTGCCTCCTGCTCCACCAGAAATACTACCGGAAAGGCCATAAGTGCCTCCAGAACCTCCGGTACAAGTAATATTTGTTAAAGTAGAAGAAACAGATGACGTTCCTCCATTATTACCATTCGCTCCGGGATTACCACTAAAAGACGCTCCCCCACCAGCGCCTATTGTAATCGTTAAAGTTAAACCCGAAGTAACTGCAACCCCTTCTTTAATCGCTAAACCGCCAGCGCCACCCCCCGTGCTAGTGTATATGGCTGAAGCTCCGCTACCCCCAGCGCCAACACAAACAATGTTAATTGTTCCGTTAGAAGGGCAAATATATGTTCCTGATGAAGTAAAGTATCTAACAGATGTAGGATTTTCTTTTACGCCACCAGTGAATTGTGTAAATAAACTCATGCGAACACCCAACCTTTCGTGTCATCAGTAAAACGCAGTTGAACCGAAGCGTAAGTTGCATTCAAAGTTAAACTCTCAGAAATTCCTTGAATGGGCTTACTGTTGTTATCTACCACATTTGTAGTTAGTCCATTAGCAACCGTCACATACACGGTATCGCTCAAAGTAGGTGAAGCAGGTAACGTGACAGTCGTTAGTGATACGGCGGTTAAAACATAGTGGTTCCCAGCAACCGCTGTTACAGTCACAGTGTTAGCAATAATAACGGGTGGGAGTCCTGCCGCTGCGGTCCAAGATAATGCTCCACCACCGTCTGTCGTTAAAAAATCACCTGACGTTCCATCTGCAGCAGGCCATGTATACGACACACTATTGATGGTGGTTGAAGCTGGGAGAGACACATTATCTTGAAATGCTGCTACACCCGCGACAGTTAAACTCTGTGATGCTCCAATGGTGACTGCGGTGACTGCTGACGCACCGGTCTTAATGACAAGATTGCCATTGGTGTCAGAAGCTAAAGACAGCCCCGTAGTCAGTGTGGTTCCTGCGCTGACAATACTCATATCACTACCCACCGCTGGCCTGATGGCACTGTCACCGTATAACCTGCATCCACTGTTACCGGCCCCACACTCAATCCGTTTTTGCTCAAAGTCAGGCTGTAGTTTTCACTGATCGTGATATCAGACTCCAAAATAGGAGTTACCACAGATGTGGCAGAGATCGTGATAGAACCCGGCGCATTGGCAATGCTGATTCCGGTTCCTGCCTGAAGGGTGTTGAGGGTGTAGGTGGTCCCGTTACCGGTTAAGAGTTGCCCATTTGTCGGGGCCGAAGAGGTTCCTGTTCCCCCATTTGCCACCGTGACCGGTGTTTGCAAAGAGATGGTTGGACCGGTGATATCAATGCCGGTTCCCGCAATGTAGATCTGTGTGGCAGAAACCTGAACAAAGTTAATCGCGGTGGAACCAAATGTGATAGTACCGGTCGTGTTACAGACATACGTTTCACCCGCTCCGGTATTACCCGAAGTGATGAAGAACGCATCGCCTGCTCCTAACCCGTTGGGATCTTTTATGGCATAGCTATCCGCATCGGTCGCACGGGTCAGCACCCACGCTGTCGAACCATCACCGACTGTCGTAACCGTGTAAACGCCATTCTCAAACGCATTCGTTTGGTTATAGATCAGGATTCGATCATTAACGGAAGCCGTTATACCGTCAGGCGTGAACGCAACAAGAGTCCCCGCATTCGTGAGAGTAGCTCCGACACCATCCCCTGCCCCACCCGGCTGGTTATAGGTTGCCGTGAGATTCCCCGTGGCGCTCGGAACTTCATACTTAACGGGGGTGTGATAAGTAACCCCGAACTCTACGAGATCATCGACATACTGCTTGTTGACACCATCGTTTGCTGTGGTCGGTGTTGCAAGGTTCGTGATCTTTCCGGACGAAATACTGACATCGCCTGAAGAGTCTGCATAGATAGCTTTGCCAGCAGGATAAGTGACAAAGACCTCTTTGGTTCCCGCCGAGAAAGTAATCTTGTTACCGCTATCGCTAGAGGCAAGCACTGTGTCACGGGATAAAGTATCTCCCGAAGCCGTATAGGTACCGATACCCACTTCCCATTCGGTCGCACCCGCAATGGTGTAATAGGCTTGGTTCCCGTCACCGACACCGGTTGAAAACGCCTGATAGCCGGGGTTTGCCCCAGCGAGCGTAATCGTCCCGCTACCTGTGGTGGTAGTGGTCTCTAAGACCCGATCTGCAAGAACGAGGGCCATTTAACGGCCTCCGTTAAGCGATACGCAGAATCGCGTTCGATGCGTCAGCGGTCGGGAATTGGATCGTGAAGTTACCTGCCGTGGAAGTCTTGTCTCCACCAAACGCCAGCACCGCAACCGCTTTGTTATCTTGGGTCGCGTTGTAGATCAACGCACCGGCTGCAGTCAAAGTCGCTGACGGGAAGGTCAGGTCATCAAAATCCAAGTACGCCGTCGTGCTGCTCGAAGTCGGAACCTGCGAAACCGTGAGCGTTAGACCACCGGCAGGATAATTTGTCCCTGAAGAAGAGACCTCATCCGATAGGGTAGTTGTGTACGCCGTGGTTGTAGCGCCCAAAGTAGCCGAAGACGTATACAAAGCGAGTTTAAATACATCAGGCGCTTCGGAAGCACGAACAACTGACGAGCCAAATGCATGAACGCCGTCAAGGATTTCTACCTTGAACGAAGTTGTCATAGATTGGGAGATAGCCAAGGTAATTACTCCTATGCCAAATATCTTTTTAAATACTCCGACATTCGGAGCGCAGTTTCAATATTGTCACCAATAAGCCCAAGAGCGCGATTACACCTAGTACAGAGTAACCCCCTTATTTTTCCTGTAGCGTGACAATGATCTACAGAAAGTTTAGCTCGTGCGGTTGATTTGTAGTTCCTAGAATATGACGATTTCGATCCGCATACAGCACAAGCGCCGTTCTGTTCTGCTAACAAAGCGTCATATTGTTCAACGGTAATTCCATACAACCTTTTAAGTTTAGAAGGCCACTCAATACGTTCATAAATAGTAGGATCTGCTCTCTTTCTAGTTTTGTGAAGAACAGTTCTACATTCTTTGCAAGATCCAGCAGGATGCCCCTTTCGCTTGCCAATCTTATAGATAGTATAAGCCGCTAAGGGTTTTTCTACTTTACAAGCTGGACACCATTTGGTTCCTGTTTGTCTCCAAGTAGAAATGCCCATTGCCATTACAAGTCTCCAATATAATTTGCTGCGTCTTTATGTCCAACCTGCAAGAGTTTTTTCCTCATCTCGTTACGCTCAGACTCTTGTGCTTCGCGCAAATACTTTATCAGCACCTGCATCAGGGCCTCCTTGGTCTCTACCTGTAGGAGTTTGTTCGCCGCCCTCTCCGCAATCTCTTCCGTCGTAAACCCACGATTATGCGTGGTCTGAACAAATACATTACCAATTTCAGAAGAAGCCGTAAAACTCATGTGACCGGCACCCTCACTTGTCCGGAGCGATATGCATCCTGACGATCCAAGCCATCGCCCAATCGTTTGAGTTGCGCCATACCTTCCATATACTTTTTGTCGTAATCCGCGATGATATCAGCCTCACCTTTCAAGTAGGTGTACGCTTCGCGCAACGATCCGTATAACAGGACATTCTCAAAGTTGTCCCCGACCCACGAGGTCCCTGCATTAACAATCGACGGCGGATAATAGTAATAGTGCAGTTCTAGCGTGTAGGCTGCATCGGGTGTCGGCCCAAGCAACATCGTCGTGTCGTCCCAAATCGCATAGTACTGCGGTAGCCCCGTCGAAGAGGCTGATGGGTATGACTGACGGATGAAGTTCACATCTTTATTCAGGAGAAACTGATAGTCCCCACTGCCGTCCACCACCGCCAAGGAATACGTCGAGAGCCAGTCTGACGGCAACGCCATATACTGATTCCCTAATGTGGTCGAAGCGGTTGAGTTCTGGCGAAGCGCAGGAAGCTGTACGGTGTTATAAATACGCTCTTCCGCATACTGCACAAAATTAGGGATATTCGCCACGAAGGAAGTCTCCGTGGACTGACAATACTCCTGAATCAGTGAAGTAAGCTGAGCGTAGTTCATTAGCTCCAACCCGAACGATATTTGCCGTTGTTCTGCAAATTAATCTGAGATACGAACTTCGTACCCTTCGTCGCTGCGCCAGCGCCCTTCATTTTCATGTGGGTTACGCCTTTGTTCACATCCTTTTCAGGATAGCCATTCTCACCGGTCGGATCGGTGTTCGGCTTGATCTTGCTCATGTCTTTCATTATCGACCCCTCTGGCACATTACTTTTGCCATATTGCGGCCTACCTTTTTACGCTCCATATTCATGCGATTGAGACCGCCCTGACTAAACTTTTTCCGCCCTTTTCCGTGGGCCTTGCTTGCGGGCATCGAAGCGTGTTGCTCCAACGTCATTTTCTTACCTTTCTTCATATGAGTTGTCATCTTAAATCTCCTAGGCCGTCACGACCGTCACCGTTCCAACTTCACCTGCGGGGGCCAGCGTATTTGGGGTCAAGCCCGCATCATAGCTCCTCGCACCGCCAACAGGGTTCCAGCCCCATTGGATCATTCTACTACCACCGGCACCGTTGTTGCCGTCCTCAAAATAGCTCGTATCAGGTCTTGGGTTCCGCACTGCCTGCGGGTCATCAACCGGATACATACCCAACTGCAACTGAGGCTGATCAGGTTCCCAACACTCCGGACACACCAAGATATTCACATTCTTGGTCTTAATCACCAACTCTTTAAGCTGTTTCAGTTTGTACCGGAATCCGCACCGATCACACTCGGCAATCGCATTTTTACCGGACGAGAACCTGCTGCCCATTAGTAGGACCCAACAAAGCTCTGCCTCGGAACAAACCGAACAGGGGCTTTTTCACGATCCTCGCCAGCGGCGATATCCCAAGCCTCATCGTACTGGGCTTTCAGGATTTGGGTCCGTGCTTCAGCGCCCGCAATCTTCATCGACAAATAATACGCCAGCCCTGCCACCAAGCAGGGGAGAAAACGGAACGGGATATCTTGCCCATTCACGCCATTGCCTGCATCAAGCATACGACGCAGACGGGTATAAAAAAGGGTATACGTGGTACCGGAATCTGGCAAAGGCCAAACCGTAAACTGGGGATAGACCACGCTACCCGTAGAATCAGTCGCCCCCGTACGCCGATCAATCCAAATCTGAATGGGCCTACCCGTCGCGTTCTTGTTAGGTATCGCAACGTAAGTACTGGAGGAAATACGACTGATGTTAATGTCAATCTGATTCTGTCCCGTACCCGTACGGATCACGTGATCTAAAAGGTCTACTGTGTCAGCAGGAAGATCGTACGTCCCTGTACCCGCAGTCAATGCCTGCGTTCCTGTTTCTAAAGTCCAAAGGTTGATGCCGCGTGAGGCCCAGTCCATCAGAAGCAAATTTAAACTGCGTCGTGCCGTACGGAAATCATAGCCCGTTCTAAGCTCGGCCCCACAGCGCTCAAAAGCCTCCTCAATGATCTCGTTGAGATCGAGGTTAAAGTTAGTTGTAGCTGTGGTGTTGTAGGCCATTACTTTTTACTTCCCCGCTTGACGATACGCACGGGTCTTTTGGCTGATACCTTTCGGCTGCTTGACGAACTGCTTGCCCGCCTTTTTACCTTTTCGCTTGGCGGCGGTTGTTCGGGCGTACTCAGCAGAACTGAGAGCTTTAATAGCAGCTTCAGGTAGATATCTTTCACCTGTTTTACTAGATGGCTTACCACTTTTGGTTCTCCATTTCTGCTTGCCCCAAGCCTTCAAAGATCGTTGCGGATCTCTCATGCCTTGTATCCACCGCCCTTCTCTTTGTACTTCTTCGCTAAAAGCTGTGCCTTACGCGCCGACCATTGACCTGCTTTCGTGCCTTGGGTTGCCGAAGCCTTGATAGACTCAAACAACTTCTTCCGCATACCGGGCTTGGTGTAGTTACCCGCTTCGTTCACCTTGCTCTTCTTACTGCTACCACCTTCGGAATAGGTCTTAATCGGCTTACCCGTCCCAATGACGGGCTTATCATCCCCACGCCGCTTAGCGCGAGGAATCTTCGCCGGATTAATGTCACCCATTCCACGAGAAGGCATCATTAGACCATCTTCCCTCGGGTCTTACCCTTCTTAGCAATGCCATCAGCACGGCGAGAAGCAGAAGATTTGACTACACCCCCCTTTTTGAAGAGGGGTTTCTTCTTGGCCTTCTCACGTGCTTCCCGCATTTTACGGTCCATCTCAGCGTCTCTCGCCTCGCGTTCTCTAGCAGCAGCTTTTTCTTCCGCTGTCTTTTTACGCTTCGCGTCGATATCTTTCTGCTGCTCCTCGTAAGAGCGCATATCGGGCTTGGGCACTCCACCTTCTTGATAACGCTTCATTTAAATGATCCTACATCGGGTTTTGCCACGCTTTGCAATACCGTCGATTTTGCCGCCCTTGTTGTACTTTTTCACGCCACCGCCGCGCCGAAAGCCACCTTCCATATCTGACGCAAGTCTCTCATCTAAACGACGCTCTGCTTCATCACGACGACGTTGTCGAAACTCTGCGCGACGGGCTGCGGCT